TAAACATATCGAGTGTAATAGTATTGATGAGTATTTGTTTGAATTCGCGAATCGTAGGTATGGTGTCGAGATTTTGTTTGTTGGCATACATGGCGGCTAAACACGCTAGAAAGGATTGGGTATCGGATTTTTCAACACCATAGCGCAAGAGGCATGGAGACGACGAAGTCGAAACGACTTGATTGGTTTTCGAAATACATTTGGTATTGTCCGTATGCAAGAAGGATTGAACGGAAAACGGTAAGAGTCCCCAGCGTCCTTGTCCGATGGGGAATTTGTCGATACCCATGACATAGTTCTCTTGTTTTTTGGTTTGCGCTTTACGTTTGCGTTTTCCCTTTTCGTCCATTGGTTGCTGTGAATCGTCGTCGTCGGTGATGGGTGCCGGGCATTTTTCCTTGTTTTTTTGCCATAAGCCAGATTTCCATTCACCGTAGCAGCAAGGGATGCAGTATCCGTCGTCGGTTTTGTGTGATAGAACGCCTGGATTGTAATGTTTGTAACTGCCGTCTTTATTCACGTGTTTTTTGCTCTTGAATTCAATGACGTAGGAGCCTTCGGGCACCACATCCGCACCATCGGGTATAATATTATGAGGGTAGGGTTTTGTGCCGCATTTGCCCGCCTTGACTTCTTCTTCCGTCATACTCATATTCGTTTGCAGGCACCAGTAGCGGGGGCAAATATACCAGTTTTGTTTGTCGGGATTGGTACCATACTTGATGGCGTGCTGGTAGGATTTGGAACCGATGGATTGGTCTTTGGCGTCGATTTTGTCTTTTTCTTCTTGCGACAAAATGACGGGCTGTTTTTTTGCCGCCGATTGACAGAGTGTGGAATAATTCGTGAATTTGCCGGATTTCGTCACAAACAAATAAGGTTCTCGTTTTTTCATGCGTTCTTCAAACAAGTTGGGATTGTGTAGTGATGTGCCAGCGAGTTCCATCTTGTAGGTTTCATTATTCTCTTCAGGTGATGCACCACCGTCAAAGAGAGAATCGCCTTCGTCATCTTCATAAAAGAGAGCGTCGTCTTCATTGGCGACCATTTCATCTACATCAGCCATGGCTTCCTCTATTTGATTTGTGTCATCGGGTTCATCCTCTTCCATGGGAGAAGCAATCGATAATGCTGGCTGAATTTCGACTGCATTTTGAATATGTGTTTTATCCACGTCTTTTCCGATTTTCGCCGCGGTTTTGCATATGATGTCAATGATTGATTTAGGCACGGTGGTGCTGGCCGGATTTTGTGTAATACGTAGAAAACTGTCGATATACATGTGTAATAGGCTTATGTATTGAATGTGGGCAATGTTCTCAACCATTATGACTATTTTGTTTTCGAGAGGTTCGTTTTTCATGGTGGTTTTAAATCCGGGGTTTTCCACATCGGTCACACTCATATTTTGCAAATAGTTGGCAAAGGCTTTTTTCGCGCGTTCGTTGTCATATTGAAAGGTGTCCATAATGGCGCGAATCATGACGGCGACGTCTTCGGTGCTTTTGTAGATTTTCTTAATAAAGACGGTTTCGGCGTCCATGGTGTGGAAATTCTGCACACGTCGATAGGTCATTTGTGCGGTTTTAGCAATGTTTGATTCTTCAATGATGAAAAGCCCGGCTAAACATTTGATGTATTTTTGCAGCGAGACTTCATTGTCAATGACCATTTTAGCTACATAGGTGGCATCCAGCATTTCGACATCTTCGTCGTAGATATCTACAAACTCGGAAATATGGTAGCCAGATTGCTGTAAAAATGTATTGATGATTTGTATCATAGGATTGATTGCTGACGCAATGAGAACGCCGAGTTCAGACGGTTGTTTAGGCGGATTGCATTCACCGTAGATTCGTATGTCACCGGTAGGTTCAAAATCCATATACACATCATGCTCGGCCACATAGATGGAAATCTGATGGCGTTTGCCGATTTTTTTCGACAGTTGCAAAATCGTATTTTCGGACAAGTATGGGATTTTTTTCCCATTGCGCGATATTTTTTCCACATATAAGCGGTAAATGTTCTCGCGCATGGGGCCGGGGTTGTATTTGATAAAGGGTGCCGATTTCGTCGCGTGAATATTTTTGAATATGATTTCGAGGGGTAATTTGGCGCGCAAATGGTTGCGCATCATGATTTCGTAGGATTGTATGCCGTCTTCGGAATATTTCAGGTCTGATGTGCGTTTGCGAAAAATGTCATAGAACAAATCCACACTATGATACAATAGTAGCGCGTCTTTGTCGAATCGGTTCTTGTCGGATTTCACCAGTTGTGATTGCTTTTGCAAGAGGTCGTTTTTCGAAGTGATTTCATTGTCTTGGTATAATAGAGGATAATAGATGGGCAATAAATCTTCGCGGGTTTCGAGAACATCTTGTGCAAAACATACATAAATGATGTTATGTAGAGGGGTTCCGTAATTAAAGAGGAGCAAGTTCTCAAAAGCAACTAAATTATTTTTCTTAGATGGCTGGTAGATGGACATGTGTATATCCGAGTCATAGGGGTTTGCTGGGAACATTGGGTCATGCTGTTTCGAAAACTTTTGACCGAGGGGTATTTTTAGGGTGGTTTCGGCATTTTCGACGAATTTCGCCACCGTTTCATATTGTATATGATTCGCCGCGGGGATTTCGTCGGCGGGTATATGGATGTCTAGATTATTGAGCAATTGCAACAAATGTTCTGGTGTAAAATCGGCGCGCCCATGTTGCGTATATTGTTGATAAATATCCATCAAGTGAATACGTTTTTTTACAGCGATAAAGGCATAAATTTCATTGTATGACACGGGTTCTCCCATAACTTGTAACAATTTGTTTTTAATAGTACGTATGGAATCATCGGGATGGAGTTGGTAGGTTACATGATGCCCGTTTTCATCGCTAAATCTTTCAGACACACCGGAGAATATATATTTTGTTTTCACTTGACCATGTTCATCTAAACAATGGATTTGGTAAGGAATATCATCCAGGTTCATATTTACTATATTGTGTTATATTTTTGTGTGGTTTTTGTCATAATAGTCATATTATGACAAATCGATGCCTTTGTAAAATTACATGTCGTAATAAGGATTGTCGTTAATCGTCATGCCGCAATATTCCTTCGGTGACTGTTTGTAATCAGCGGGGTCGTGTATTCCCGATTCCTTTGCACATTCCAATAAAAATTTGAAATTATCCCAGAATTCATTCTTGTGGCCGATGGATTTCGTGGCAACGTGTGATAATTCGTGTATGGCGACAAATGTCAGGGTATGTTCGTCAATCAAATTCTCATTGTTCTCTTTTTTGCGATTCAAACAAAAGGCGATTTTTTCTCCCTTGTTCTCACTATATGCCGTGTAAGTGCTGGTCGGAAGGGTTTCCATTATTTTTTTCGGATTAAACCCGGCCACCAAGCGTTGCACATTTGCTTTGTCGGGGTATTTATCCCCAACATAACGCACTAAATTTTTGCATTTTTCGGAAACGTTTGCTAATAAATCCGCAGCTGCATCTAGTTTTTCGCGTTCTCGCACGCAATATTTATTACCATCGACGGATGAAACAATGCATTTCAGATCGAAACCTTCCGATTGATAAAGATAAATATAAATGCAAATGCCTAAAAAAATACCAATCACCACATACGTTAAAATATCAAGCTTGTTCATACTACTAGTATAATAAGAGATATTTTGCGAGAACCTAAATATTTATTCTAGGTTTTTGCAAATGTGTGCGACTTTTTTTAAAGGGAATACATCATCGCCTAAAATACAGACGGCGCCATTCGCTTTTTTGAAATATTTTCGAATGATAGAATTGACTTGAATACGCGTTATTTTTGCATAATAGGTGCTATAGAAATCTTTATAGGAAACGTGTGATTTATCATCCACATTTAAAAACGCGGTTTTTATAGCATTATATGTACATATATTGCTCATGTTCTCCGAATATCGGGCAAAAGATCCTTGTAAATGAGTTTTTGCGTCATTGAGTTCTTTTTGTGTAATACCGTGTTTATATAAATCATGAATCATTTTTACGATAAGTGGGAGAACTCCGGGTTTGTCTCCATTTTCGAGCATTTTTCGGGGGTCGGTTTCGGCATAAAAGACGAATGAACCCATGGAACCATATTGATTCGAAACTGCGCCCGATTTATACGTCAATCCGTTTTGTTCTCGTAATAGCACAAACATCCGAGAACTCATACCTTTGCCTAAAATCGTTGATAAAATATCTAACGCGTATATATCGGGGGAATAATAGGAACATGTTCGGAAGCCGATTTGCACATAGGCGGTTGAGATGCCGGGTTTTCGTGCAATAGAATATTGCATTTCGTTTTGTGGTTCGACGAATGAATCAATCCTATATTTCCAAGCGTGGTCGGATGTGCAAAATGGTTTCGCCGGTTTCATGAAATAAGATGTTTTTACCATACCGAGAATGGTGTGAAATGACAAATTCGAGACAATACTAATAACGATATTGCCTGGACGATAAAATGATTTATACATGGCGAGGGCGTCTTCGTGTAATAGGGGATTTGTTTTAGAAGTGTGATAGGCGAGTGTATCGACTGGATTGGCATAAGAAGTGCCTTTATAGATGATGGCATCCATCATATTGTCAGTAATGTATTCGCCATCATCATTGGTGCGTATGGATTCTTCTTGCACCACTTTGCGTTCTTTTTCATATTCGGATTTTTTGAAGAGTGAATTGAGAATCATGTCGGAAAGAACGTGGAGGGAATTTTCCACATAATCGTCGAAGCATTTGACGTAATAGGACGTATGTTCTTTGAATGTGCTGGCGTTGAAATAGGCGCCGATTTTGTCGTAATTTTCGGTGATGGTTTTCGCCTGCGGGATTTTTTTCGTCCCCTTGAAACACATGTGCTCGATAAAATGAGATGCACCATATATGCCATTTGCTTCATTAACGGACCCGAGTTTGCATAAAATTTCAATGGTCGTATTGCGAAAACTGGTATGTGGATTTTCATAGACGAGACGACATCCATTTGGAAATGTAATTGTTTTCACCATATGATACGTAATATATAATATGATGTTATGTTATTTGGGTAGTGGGCGAATTTATTGTGGGCCGACACCTAATTCAAGTGGGACTCTTCCTAAATCAGCTTCGATGGTGGATTGGTTCCATGGTCCGACGTCGGATTTTGGAATGACTGGGTCAGAACGTAATTGCAAGTTTGCATTACGTAAAGTTTGACCGATAGTATCTAAACCGATGTGGTAACCGGCTTGCAATAAATCAGGCATGCCACCTTGGGTCATGGAAACTGGGTTTAATGCAGCCCATTGACTGTTTTGGTCTTGTGGAAGTAAATCGGATGGTTGAGCAACTGGTTGTGCAGCATATCCTGCATTTTGAGATGCGGTTGCTGGAGCAGATGGGGGTTGAACAATTACGGATGGGGCTGGTGGAGGAACTACATTTTGAGCAGAAGTTTCTTTGACAGATGGTTGGGTGCTGCCATTTTCCATGCCGTCTAAAGAGAATGATTTAGAACCTGAATAGGAGAACAATACATATGCAACCAATAAGACAATGACAGCAATGACTATTTTATCAAAGGTGAAAAATTTAAGCATACCACTTGTAATTTTACTCAACTTGGACATTACTTATATAAATAGCGTGGATAAAATTATTTGTCATATTTGAGTAATTTTGCTAAATTGCGGATTCGTCGTGCATAGATTCTTCAAATTCTTCCTCCTCTTCTTCTAAATCGCTATCGCTATCGTCGATTTCATCCAGCATATATATATTTTTGATTCGCTTTGCTTCTAAATAAGATGAAAGTGCTAAATCCCTGGCAATCTTGGCTTTTCGTTTCGCATCGCGATACATTTTATAATAGACGTCATTGCGGGTTTTTAATTGGATGCTATCTGATTCAGGTAATTCCGCGATGGGGAAATCAACTTCCATCGGATAATCGGTGTAAATGCTTTCGCTAAATCTTTCCTCTACTGGTTTTTCTTTTTCAGTAAAAGACGTTTCTGCTAAATATTCCGATGAAACAGTTTCGCTAAATCCTTCTATTTTTTCCGGAATTGTATTGTTCGGTCGATCGTTCGATGATTCTTCATCTATTGTTTTTCCTAAATCATTCGCCTCCGGTAGAGAACCCGGTGATTTTAATAAAATACATTTGTCAAATAGATTCAATGGTTTTAATACTAACATCTGTTTGATTTCAATTTCAATTTGAAAACTTCGTGCGGAACATTTGATACCCAGTATTTCTAAAATAGTAATCACATTCATATTTTCTGCAAGTTGCTCGTGATCAATCTCATTTTCTTTTTCGTCATAAATTTTCAGACTGCATTTACCTAATATCGAGGGAATATTTGCTCGTGCTAAATAATATTTACCTGACTTGTATAATTTAAGAGAAGGTGTAAATGAGTTCTCTATGTCATGCATGTCTAAATCCGTTTCAAACCATTGTTCTCTATGTTCGTAAATATATTTTTGACTAAAGTTCTCTAATCGTTCGATCCATTGGGTAAATTGTTCATGCTCGTTCGAAAACATTAAATCGCTATAAAAACGTTTTCCGGCTTTTGAAATCCCCTGTTTTAATTGACATTTAGGTGATTGGATATACAAAGGGGAATCTTGTATTCTAAATTTCATGAAATAATTGCCACCTGTTATTGCAGCTGGCTTTACAATTGTCAATTTTTCAAATGGGAAATCTGAGGTGGCTTCATAGATGTTTTCCATAATTATATTTGTGGTCACATTTTCTTGTATTGTTTTTTACGCGATTGTTTGCACAATGGTGTAAAGATAATAGGTTTGTATTGTGTTATTTTTTTATGCTACATCTATAGATTCTATGAAAAATATTCGCGAAACTTGTATTGAATTTTTTAAAAGCGAAGACACGCAACGTGATGTAAAAGCGGCAATCAAACCAATCGTAAGCACCATATACAATGAAATATATGTATATTTGTGGTTATTGTGTATTTACCACGTGTTCTTTATTTTTGTAGTTTTAGCAAATTTATATTTGTTATTGAAACTATTACACCATCAATCAAAAAACATCAGTGCAACACTCTGATTATTATGTCATTATATACTATAATGTCGAAATTTAGACGTTCTGCAAAGAAAGGCGGTATATTCTTAATGCCAAAAGTAAAACGTTCCGAAAAAAAAGGTGGGGCTGGAACTGCCGATTATGCAATTGCCGTTTATGGTGATGCGATGCAACAACATGCTGTTTCTGAAACAGACAATACAATTGCCATGAATAATGTGTCTGCTGCACCAATGCAATCCGGTGCGGGTCTATCTGAAGATATTGAAAAATTATCCGATTCATTTTTTGGAAAAAAAGAGGAAGAAAATAAAACCGAAGAAAACATAGTTGCGCTTGCGGGGGGTAGAAGAGGAGGGAAACAAGAAGCTTTAGACAAATTACAACAACAAATCAACGAGAAATTAGAAACAATGAACAAGGAAGCTGAAGGCGGAAACAAGAATAAACTCGAAGAATTAAAAAACACCCTAGAACAAAGGGGTGGTAAATTAACCAAGAAACATCTAAAATTTATCCATCGTAAAATGACTGGTGGAAGTGGTGTGTTAGAGAACGTTGCTGTACCTGCCATCTTATTGTACATCAATCAACGTGTCGGAACCAAGAAAAACAAAGGTTCAAAGAAACTTCGTAAAAGTGCTCGCATTTCTCGTAAGCTTGATCGTAAATAAGATATCTTCATTGATTATATTACTATGAGCGAACTTACCATGCATCCGAAAAAAATATTTGTCGAAAATGTGCAAAAGTGGTCTCTTTATGACCGCCAGTTGAAATTGATTGCCGAAAAAACGAAACTGATTCGCGATGCAAAACAAAATGCGTCGAAACAAATCATCGAATACATGGAGACCAACAAACTGACCCATAACAAAATCGAATTGTCGGATGGAGAACTGAAAATCGTCGAAAAAAAGGACTATTCACCATTGACGTTCTCCTACATTGAGGAATCTTTAGCAAAAATCATTCCAGAAAAGGCACACGTCGATTACATCATTGACTATTTGAAAACCAATCGCGAAATCAAAGTGACACAGGAAATAAAGAGAACCTCTGTGCAAAAAGTGTAATAGTATTGTATATGGAAGCTCCGAGTATTGTATCAACATATGTGTATGAAAAAGACGCATCTGGTCTCAAAGGTGGGTATCCATTGATTGATGCTCACGGGGACGGCGCTGGGTATACAACCTCACAGGTCGGCGGTGCAACAAAGCATTTAGCCATTCCAATAGGAATCGTGGTCGTGCGCGAATATTCAGTTCCTATTGCACATTATGACGAACCAGTTTCCGATGGATGTGTCGATGACGAATTATTTGAAAAATTGTTGCGACGGGTCGGACATCGAGAACAGAATTCAAACAATGTGACGAAAAAGAATGATAAAGAGGGGTCAATCGTAGCGACAAAAAAATCCACGAAAAAACATCACAAATCGATGTAAAATTGATTGTATATGAATATATGATGTATATATATATTCATGTCCAGCCTTAATAAGCGTGAAAAATCGATTGCCATATCATGGATATTACATGCCATGAAAGAGGTTTTCGGAATCGAAAAAATCCGGAAAGACATCATCAAAACCTTTTATCATTCCGTGAAAAACCCTAAATATATACGCACGTTTGATGCTTTTCAACAATATGAAAAAAAACCATACAATGACAAAAAAAACGAAATCTTAGAGTATTGCACATCTATTATTGGACTTTCGCACTACGTCGTATTCACGGCGTCGAATATTCAACAAGACGCCGACGATTTTGAAACTCACTATCAAACCTTTATGCTGGATAATCGCACAAAAATACTCTATGTCATCAATCCATCGCGGGATGTAAAAACGGAAAATGGATACGGAATTTATGAACCCGAAGTCGCGGAAAAAGTATTGCGCCCCTTTTTCGAAAAACATGGCTATAGGGTGCAATACATTGATTTGACACATCCTGCGCAAGTAACTACCGACGATGTATTTTGTCAAACATGGTCGCTGTATATTTTGTTGGAAATATTGAAACATGGTGTGCATGTAGTCGATATTCCGAAAACACAAAAAGGGAAATATGAAATGCTGTTGGGATTTTACAAAATGTGTTTGATGGATGTGCCTTCTATTGCGAAAGAATTACAACACGAATATTCAGCAGCCATCAAGGAAAACAAAATCATGATAGAAGAAAGTGGAATAGATATAAAAAATATCAAGTCCATTGATGTAGTGGATGTGGTCATGAATATGCAAGCAAATGATATGAAGGCGTAAGACAACTGGTCGGAGTACCTTAGTACTCGGATCAAGTGAAACCAGTCGGAGTACCTTAGTACTCGGATCAAGTGAAACCAGTCGGAGTACCTTAGTACTCGGATCAAGTGAAACCAGTCGGAGTACCTTAGTACTCGGACCATTTGTCACGACTAAATGAATTTATATTTAATAATTTGTCGGCATTTTCTTTCCAGAATTCCACTTTTTTATCCAGTTGTTGTTCTTCTGGTGTTTTTGGAACCACCACACTTTTGTTAGCATTCATTTCTGCTAAATCGCGATCAGTGGGTTTTGGTTTTTTACCATAGCAATTCACACCGAATTTAATATTCGGATTCGCCATAAACCCGCCATTGACTCCTGGACGGCCACAATCGTTTTTATGTTGTGGATTTTTTTGTAATTCGTCCCATGTATCTTGTTGCGTAGGAAAATAAGCCATTTGTCCATCCGACCATCCATAATTGCACCATTCACCTCCGTGATTATATGCATCTTCGATTTCTTTATAATTTGCTAATCTGGCTCCATATGCCGAGCATACTGCCTTTGCATCATCATAGGTATATAAATTATTTGAAATATTAAATACTTCATCGTGGTCGTCGCTTGTATCTACCGGTTTGTTTTCGGTTATTTTATCCCACCATGTTCCGTCCAACAAAGATATATGAAAAAATTTATCAAAAACCCATACAATCAATGATATCACAAAGACAATCCAGCCACATCCTAGAAAAAATCCTACAAAATAGGGTTTGTCTGCACCAGTTGTTGGTATGCGAAATAAATAAAGAATGATATGAAAGACGACTAAAAAGACAAACGCGCTAATAAACGAATGAGAATCAGTAATATAGTCTTTGAGTTGTTTAAAGGTATCGGACAGTGTATTTTTTTTATTTTCTTCTGACTTGTTGTAATACGAAAATAATAGATAAATGATGATGGTGCCAAAAATAAGTACATCTAATAACATATAAACCGATGTAGATGTAGATGTTTGACCTTGAAACAATAGTCCAATAATGAAATATGCTATAAAATAAATAACAATAAACCATAACACTAACATGAATATAGATGACGTAAATACATTGTTTTGAATATAGGTAAAGGTATCATCATGATTGTCGGATGGAAGTGGGCTATTCGACGATGAATTGTCCGGAGGTGATGATTTTGTTATCGTAACACTACCTCCTGATGGCGGTGAGCTATTCGACGATGAATTGTCCGGAGGTGATGACTTTGTTATCGTAACACTACCTCCTGATGGCGGTGGGCTATTTGACGATGACATATATATTATACTGATTTATTTTTTTTACGGTAAAATAGGCAATAGGCCATGGGAGTCACTATTTTTTGGACGGGAGAAACATTGGTATCATTAAAATGGTACCATTCATTACTAGAATTTTTCACAAAAGCTGTATAGTGTCCTCCCATCACTCCACCAGTATGATTACATATACCGAATAAATCATATACATATTGTTTTGGATTGTATCCTTGCACATATGTAGACAAGTCTAAATTTTCCAACGGAAAGTCAATCAAATTCATAAGTTTTCGGCGACCATCTGGCGAAAAACGTTTCAATGTAATCACGAGTATTTTCGGAAAATTCCAGAAACCCATCGTTTTTTGTATATCTTCTTTGCTGTGTGTTTTTTCATTATACCATGCATTTTCTCCACTCATCGTTTCTGTCATTGTGAAATAGTCTAAACAATCATAAATCGAAACATTAGGTTTATTTATTGGAATCGGTAAATCTAAAATGAAAAAACTTTCTGGTTTGATATTGTGTATGATGGTGCCATCCATGGATATGATTTGCGATACATAGATCCCATAAAACAAATCCATAATTTCCGAATATTCTTTTTCATAAACCTCTTTTAGCATGCTGAAACATTTCACGGCTAAATGGTCAATGTCATTTTCAGTATTACCGCGGATTTTCATTACCATATGTCGTGATATACTATTATGCATACACTCAATCAAAAAAAGCAAAAACTCGGGCATGTCATTCTGCGCCCATCCGGTGAATAATTCGCGATTTTTTTTTGCGGCGACTTGTTGCACATTTGCTACGAATCGATTCGGAGAAATAATCGCATTTTGATTCCACAATACATTGCGCAAATCATTCCATTCATGGATAATGACCGAATCGGGTAATTCGGCTTTCATCAGTGTTTTGTATTTAGGCGAATTTAATAATTCGTGCAATTCATAGACATGATTGAGAACTTGAATGCACGAATTCAAAAAACAGGTATTGCCTAAATTTGCCAATCCGCACAAACCTTTCCCATGATATTTAGATAAATCCATAATTGATTTAGAAAGTTTTTATAATACTATATAGTATAATCTCTATATCACTTATGAACAATGAATGGGCTATGGACATTGAACAATTGCTGTCAAATTACATAAATGATATGATACATCGCGAAATGCCACAAGAAGACAATACACAAGAACATGATACTTCCGCCGAAACAATCCGAGAACGTTTTGCAACTCGTAGATATTATTCGCTTTTGTCTGAATATATTCATGAGTACAATGCAAATATGCGATTATATCAAGAAAGTATGCGACTATATCAGGAAAATATGCGGTTAATATTGCAAAATATATATGATATACGACAATCGAGAAGCAATACTCGAACATCCTTGCCTAGACGCAATGAACCACCCGTTGCAACTACATTATTTTCGTATATTTTGCATACGCCGGAGAATGCATCGAATGTGCCAGTCACCCCAGCTCAACGAAATAGTGCAACAGAAATCATTCCATATACAAGTTCTATGAATGAAACACGATGTCCAATATGTTTAGAAGATTTTGAAGAAGGAGAACAAATCTGTCGTATTATTGCATGTGGTCATATATTCAAACGTCCCGGGTTAATGCGATGGTTTGAACGAAATAATCATTGTCCAGTCTGCCGACAAAGTGTGATAGATATGTCTGGGAATAATGTGCAACGTGACATTCCGCGTAATCAACATATGAATCCACTTTTTTCTATAAACCAGGCCGCAGCATCTCCTCTATTCAATGATATAAATAGGTTGTTTCGAAATTTTCCACGACAATCTGATGGTACAACGTTTCCATTGTTCGATATGTCATTCAATGCGACTGGTTAAACCTAATAACATTTCAAATTCCGACCTTTGGGTAGGCATCTTTGAATGTTATTCGGTAACTGTTACTTTTCACCGATAAATCACCAAAGACGTTTCAGTGTTATATAATCGGCGTTTGAAAGGTGAAAAAATATGGAAGACTATTCCTTTATTTCGGTGCAAACATCGAGGTAATGGTTTGCAGACCCGCCTTCTTATGTGCAATTTGCGTCAAGAATTTATCAAACAAAATCGCCTTGATTTTCGCCGAGCAATATTTTTCCTTCTTTTTCATGAATATTTCTATATCACCACCTACTTCTTGATGTAGAGCGGTCATGTCTTTTTTGAAGGTTTTGATGGAACTGTGTTTGTTTTGATTTAGCCATATTTGTTCCAGGGCTAAACCAAAGAGTTGCTGCAGTGGTTTCATCAGTTGATTTGTAATATAGAACTCGTAATCAATGGCGAGTTTTTGCGATAATATGAATTCGGGTGTCTCGATTTTGTCGCCTTGAAGGGCCTTTTTGAGGCCCGTGACAATATGCACGAATTTCATGCGATCACCCGGTTTCGGTTTGTTTCCCGGGTCGCGTTGACCGATGCGATCCGCTAAAACCCGATGGGCAATTTGCTGCGGATTTTTGTAATCACTGCGGAGTGCCTTGGTGATCATGAGTTTATCCATGGATACGGTGCCGTCAATCAATTCTTTGAGTGCCTTGTCTAAAAACTCGATGGCTTTCTGGACACTGTTTTCTTTCATCAAAATGTTGAGAATTCCGCCATAGACATCTTTCAAGTAATCACACGAATCACGGCGCTTTAGCGAAAGTCCCATGTATTTGAGTTTGCCCTTGTTTGCGTCAGTTTCGTACAACATGCCCACGTATCGCTTTTTCGAGAGCAGAATAAAGGGCATCAACGTCTTTTCATAGGTCAGTTCCATAGGTGGTTTCAGGAATTGCGTGCATAAATCGGCGGCATCTTGCGCAATCTCAATGGTCATTTCGAGCGCTGGTTTCCCCCTTATTTTTTCACCCGTCTGGGGATTTTCGAGATTGAAGGTGAAGAATACCGAGTCAGTGTCACCATATACGTATTCGGCTTTTGTTCTGACTGCACCATATGCAGTCTCATATACTCTATCCCCATACACTTCTTCAATAATTCGTTTGGCATAGGTAATCATCATACGACCCGTCGCTGTCGTGCATGCCGCAACGTCTTTCTCATAAAAGGTCGAGGTTTTTGCACCACATTGTCCATAAAGAGAATTCGCCGTTACCTTGTATCCGAGTTGGCGCTTGTCTAATATATTTTGCATAAAGGGGTCTTTTTCGGTTTTCGCTTGTTTGCGTGTGGTCGCACGGGCCTTTAGCAATTCTTCTAAAATAGCGGGCATAATACCTTTGCGATTTTCGGGGAACTGTGCCCACCTGCAAACAAGTTTGCCGATTTTCGTCTTCACGGCTTTCGCAGTGGGTTTGAGCGGATTGCGGCGATATGCGAAATTGTCGAATTCAATGTCAATGTACTCGAATCCGGGCAAGTTGTCATAGATATACTTGCCCGTCTTTGGATCTTTTTCGCCGCGCTCCCCCACTAAATTGCCATCTAAATCATATTCTTTTGACCACACCTTGCTATCGTGCGAGAAATTCTGACTAATCATGGATGATGGATACAGAGAGGCATAATCCACGCACGCCACGGGGTTGTCCATATACATGGAACATTTAGGCGGAAGAACAATCGCCCCTTCATATCCTTCATTCGACCCTGATTTGTCTAAATCGGGCATTAACGTATCCTTGTCCCTACATTTTTTTGCCACATAACTCGTGAGTTTAATACCCTGGCCTCGGAAAATGAGGAAACTAATCGGCACGCTGCAAATACGAGACATTTCGACGTAACCGGTGAGCACATCGATTTTGTTCATCAAGTGATGCACTAGGTTACAATCCTGAATACAATATTTCGCCACGATTGCGCGACCAGCCGAACTCTCTTTTGCTAATCGGAAAATATCTTGCGGGGTCACATCATCTTTTGCCATACCCCATTTAATCGCCTTGCCGTTGGCCGCCTTTGTCACATCTTCGTGGCCTCCGATAATGATCACATTATAGGTAGTGGTCACTTCTTTTTCTTTGACGGTTTCCGTCACCGTCACACCTTTTTGAATGTCTTGCACGATGAATTTTTTACCATCGCGATAATAATCCGACGTGAATCCACCGATTTCAATATGAATAAAGTCGCCGACGTGTAGGCCCATCAAATTCTGACTGTACAATTGTGTAATAGGATTGTTTGTATTAGGGTCATTTGTCAAAACGATTTTTTTCACGTCGTCACTGATGAATTGACCGGCGACGTCGTCCAGTTTGTAAGAAGGGAGATTGAAATCGCGACGGAAATAGGAATACATATCTATCTGCAGGCGCCCCGTCATTTTGAAATAGCGCAAATCGTATTCGCCACTGGCTAACTGGATTTTCGTGTTTTCGATGGAGACTTCGGTGCCTCTTTCTCCCCGGGTTTCTTTTGCACAGAATTCGCCCATTTTGCGCGACAAGAGTAGGAAATCGCGTTCTACCCTCAATTCTTGTGCGCGACGAAACATAAACTCATAATCAAAACCGAATATATTGTAGCCGATAATAATGTCGGGGTTTTCGCGCTGAATGACATCGGTCCATTGTAGTAGTAAGTCGCGTTCCGTCGTCGCTGTTTCAATGACGACCCCTTCTACTGGATCGCAGGTACCTACGACTAAACAATGATTCAAATATGGCTCCGCCTCGCCGTAACGCATAAAGGTCGACCCGATAAATGTCACTTCGTCACCCTTGAGGCGGGGGAATTGTAGCGTGAGGATTTCATTGACCACCTGGACTTTTGTCTCACGAGTTTGCTCTTGATTCATCAACAATTCCACGATGGTCGTTTTTGCGGGCTTTTGAGTTATAGGTTTGTTTGTTGTCTTCGTCTTCGTTACCGCAGGTGCCCGATACACAACCTCGCCTTCGTCGGCTTCGCCGTCCGAATCATCATCTATAACACCTGCTCCGTCCGCGGTTTGTTGAAATTCGTCCTTGATTTTTTCGAAGATGGAATCAATTGTGAGTAGTTCCGAATTGTCGTCGTCAGACAGCTTTAGCGATTTGATATGGTCGAGGGGAGTTTCTAAAACGGTGTTTAGGATTTGGGTGACGCGTTGTTTCGATGGCTCGATTTGTGGATAGACCAGGTCAATGTCATCACATTTTCCATGACCGAATGCGGCGAGCACTATTTTTTTGCATAATTGTGTGCTCTGCTCTAAAGTAAGTGGTTGTGCGCGAAAATGGGCGCTAAATACATCGACCATATTCATGGCTAAACGTTTGTAGGTTTTTTGTGGGAGCGGGAAATCGCCGTGACTACTACTGGCCTCAATATCAAAACTACATATTTTGTAAGGAACTCGTGTTTCCTTGTCGGGCATAGGTGTTATAGATGCGCATTTGCAAATGAATTCGTAGGTGCAAGTCGTCGTCTTGATGGAAGGTTTCGCGACTTTGTTGAGAGGGATGGAGACCCATCCAGATGGACTGATGTTTTGAATATGAAAATAGCGCAAAAGTGGCGGAATGGTGCTTTCGTATAATTCGAGGGTGACACCCTGCGACCGTAGGGGGAAGGGTTTGCGGTCACTGCGGCCGTCATCGGTCTTGATGTATTGATACCATAATCCGCGGACCTTGTTGAAGGCCGACTGGCTAGTAAATACAAACTTTGCGAATTTGTGTTTTTTTCCCGCCGAGAATCCATAGAGTTTGTTGAATTCGACGAGGGTGGCACTGACAATGGCGTCTTCGTAATAACGGCCGATTTTCATTTTGATTTCGTTCGCAAGCTGGGTAACATTGCCTTGATTCCATTTGTCGCCCACTTTCATGAAGAAGAAGGGTTGATAATCGCTCACGAAAAGCGAACATGTTTCGCCGGATTCGTTGATGCCAAACATTTGTATCACGAATTTGCCGTCATCGGTATTTGGTCTCGTTTCGGAATCGACGCTGCCGTCATCGGACGATGCATCGCCACCACCTTGCGCCTTTTCGTCATAGATGTGGAAATCTAACAAACGGAAAGTTTTGTGAATCACGGGTTTTTTGATAATTGTTGTCATTTTTGTATTAGTATTCTAATACAAAATTGTCTATAATTCAATTTTACACCTTTCTGTTTTTTTTATGGCGTTTTTCGGTTCTATTGTGTTTGCGATTATGATTGCGCTTTTGTGTTATAGATTTTGTTTTGATTCCGTCTAGCGCCCATTTTAGCATGGGTTTCACTTCGCGAGGGCCTTCATAATAGGTTACGATTCCGTTTATAATTTTAAAAATAGTAGGGTATCCGCCATTGAGTTCGACTTTTTTCTCGGAATTGGGAAGATGGGTTGCATTTAGAGCAGCTAAACCGGCATCCATGTTTTCGGATTCGATTTCGGCGATGACTAAATGTTGTTTCTTGGGAACCATTTTTCGCAATTGGCTGATGAGTTTTTTCCATTTAGGTTCTAAAGCAACGCAGTGACCGCACCAGGTGGCGTATATTTTGCCGACCACGAAAACATTTGGCGATGCTTGTTGTGGGGCAGGTGCTTTATGTTCTTCCGTTTGTAATAGTTTTTCGATAAAGGGATTCATATACATTTTAGGGAGAAAAAAGAATACAAAATCTTTTGTGGCAATACTATATATGAAATATCTAAACAAAATATTCGTTCTTTTTTTAATCATTGTATTTATGGTTGGCGGATACTTGTATGCCACGGGTAAATTAGATGAAGTATTTTTCCCATTAGAAGGAATGACTACACAAGATGAAAATGGAAAACCGAAAGCGCAACCATGCCCAGATTTATTGATTCGTCGTGGGAATATATTGTTGTTGTATAATTCAAACGCTGAAATGGTCGAAGGGGTGAATCCGCTACCGTTTTATAATTTAGACGAATACATCAACTATTTAGAAATCGAGCGTAAAAAGGGACGAGACTGTCCCGTATTGTTTTTGCAGCATGAAACCACGACACAAGGCGAAGATGTATATCGTATGCGACCCAATCCATTTCAAATGGAACCCGGTCTCATGCCACTATCGGCAGCTGCCGCACAAAATGTAGCGCTACCTCCTCGCATTCCCGTGCCAGTCATGGACGCAAATCGCGACCATCCACCATACAATGCAGGCAATTACGCCGGGTTTGATCCGATGGGATTGACCATTGGAATTTACACGAAACTCGACGAAATCCACGATTCTACGAGCAAAGCACCAGACGGGCAATCATTGAGTGATAATCCAATGGACCCTAATTGGGGAGGTGTATTATACACGCAAGGGAAAGTCGATTCCGGTAAATACGACGAGAACAACATCACCAAACCCATCTACTCAAACATAAAAAATACCGCCTTCATACCAGGTCAGTTCGGTCACCCTCCACCACCGAACGAATTACCTCCACCCGAAAAAGAATAATAGAGGGGGTGGAAAATATTATTTTCCCGTGTTTCAGACTTTGTAAAAAATTGAATTCCTTTTTTACAAATAACTATAAGCAAACAACCAAACAATTAGTAAACACAACAATGAACCAACAACACGCTACGATGATAATTGATTGCGGTAAAATCAGTGACCGATTTGAAACAATCGTGTTAAAAACGACTGCACAAGCCATTGAGAAAACCGAAAAATTAATATTAGAAGATACTGCTACTAAGCCAGAAAAATTATTACCAGTTTTATTAGAACTCTATAAAAGAAATATATTTGCTCCATCCGGAAAATATATGTTAAAACAGTATCAAGAACAATCAAAAGAGTATGAGAATTGGGGCGCGGATATTATCTTATATTTTATAGTGAGAAAAATTTTATACAATGAAAAAATACCCCTAATCAAAGCCAGAAGAAATAACCCTAACCAAAGCCAGAAGAAATAACCCTAACATAAAAAGATAACCTTAACTTTATATTCACCTGTAATTAAATAAGCTTATGAAAAAATTACTTTGTATAAGTAATTTTTTCCTGGATAAAGGAGTGTGCGTCCGAGGGCAAAAAACTGCCAATATCAAAACAACACGCCGAACTGTTTTGTAAAGTTTTCCTGTTCGCATCTACATGTTTAGTTATAGGAAAATAGGAAAATAGATGATTTTTAATGTATAGGTAAATTTTTTTATTTTATAGGACTTTTTAGAAATGGTATTTTTTTCGGTTTTTTCGGGTTTTTTTCGGTGGGTCAAAAAATGAGGGAAGACTTTTTTGTAGCAAGTTAAACCGATGAAGATTTATACCAGTGAAGATTTGAATCCGTACCCCGTAGGGGTGCTCCATACAAATCTGTAACTGGTAACTTACTTGAGAATTCATCCGCTCTGCGGATTGAATTCTTCAAGGGTGTAAATTCGCCCTTCGGGGGCTAGGATTTATCTCTAAATCTGTAGGGTTTCGTCAAAGAGAGAATATACATCTCGGTCATGTGTAATAATAATGATGCATTGTTTATATTGACGGAAATGTTGAATCATGGCAAGAACTTCACCCTTGAGGTCTGAATCAAGTGCATTCGTAGGTTCATCCAATATCAATATTTTAGAAGGATTAATGAGCCCACTGATGATATTCACCACTTGACGTTGCCCGCCCGATAAATTTTCGCCTAAAGATCCAGCTTTGCTATTGATAACATCGACGTTCTGGTACAATTGTCGTATTTTAGGGTAACGCATGACTTCTTGCAAATGGTTTTGACATGCTTCGAGCGAATTGCATCCATAGACCATGTTCTCGATAATCTTTTTATCGAAAAGACGGGAATTTTGATTGACATATGTAATGTTCTCGCGAATATAATTCGGGTCAATGGTGGTGACATCCACACCATCAATATAAATGGCTCCGCTGGTGGGTTCATACAATCGCAAGATTAATTTAGCAAATGACGATTTTCCTTTTCCAGATAAACCAGTCATACCTATGATTTTATGGTAAGTATCGACATCAATGGTCAAATGGTCAAATATAGGGATGGTCTGTTTATTTGTATAAGTAAAACTGACATTACGGAATTGGATTTTTTTGAATTCAAGTTGAACTGGCATATAGGTTTTCGTGATAATATCATGAATATTTTGTTTTTTACCCAACATGGCATTGAAATCGTCTAAAATATATTCGAGACGGCCGATGAATTCTAAATAGTCGGGCATATTTTGTATTGCATTTAATATTTTGTCCCGGTACAACAGCAATATCGTGAAAAAGGTGATGAAAATAGTTGAGTCAATTTTCTTGCTGAATTTAAGTTTTATCAAGTACCATATGGAGGAAAACAATATGCCATATACAAATGCTGTCATCATCATCATATGAAAGGTAGTGAATGACAAAAACGACAAACCACTTTGAATACCTTCATCTGTCATTTGCGAGAACTGGTCAATTTCATTTTTGGTTTGTCCCCGGTAAATCACCTTGTCTATATTATTCAAAATGTCGATGATAAATTTCTCATTTGCATTGATTTTCACTTCATGTTCGTTTTTTGATTTCGCTAAATCTTTCCAAAAATACGCTAAATAGAGAACAATACAAATATTTGCCATAATAAATAGTGAACCGAATGTCATGTTCTTGTAGCAAAAATACATCGAAATAATAGATAAAAATGCTAGCATGGGAATAATGACAGTCACTAAATCGAAAAAGAGCGCATAACAAGATACTGCAATTCGTGTAATAGGTGTGATGAATTCTACGAAATTCACATGATTCATACTTTCATTATTCGAGAGCAAAATGATTTTGAAGATTTGATGTTTGAGCCATTGGGTAAGTTTTGTCAGTATTTTGTTTTGCACCATTTTGAAACCATAATAGACGAAAAAGAAGAGGGCGGAGATACCCATGAAATAGCCGAAAAACTTCCATATTTGTTTGACTTGATTGTTCTCCATGGATTGAATAATATTTGCGGTAATAAAGGAAATCGCGTTGGTTTGTACAATCGTAATGGCTAAACTTAATATGAGTAGGGCGACTATATTCATTTTTTCCTCTTTGAAAAATTCATTGATCAAATAATATAATACATTCATCTATACACATATGCTAGATTGTTTGTGTTCCTAAATATGCGACAATATTCTGAACACAAGCTTTAGAAATTTTGCGCTGTTTGCCCTTGGATTCACAAACAATGTTCTCAAGACCATGGGGATGTAGGCGAACTTGATCGATCAAATTCGAGAACGTTTTGTATTCGCGCATCACGGCCATAGCGGTCACTGAACTGATTCCGGGTATTTGACACAAGATAATTTCGCCTATGTTTTCCGGAGTGACGTTTTCTTTTTTGACCTTTTTAACAACGGAACAATAGTTGGATGAAGTGATGATACTATTTTCGGGTTCAGGTTCTCCTCCTGCTCCGGAAGAAGCTGTGGTAGGCTCTTGTGTAATAGGTATGGATGGTCGTGGTCGTTGGGTCAAATAAGAGGGTAATACTCCCTTCTGGAAATTGCGCTCGATTTTCTCGGCCATCCATACAATGGTTTCAGCCGTCTCTTGTAGAGAACATGTACGAAATACGCTAAATCCTTTGAAATAATTGAGGCTGGTAATGGCCGAGTAAACCGTCTTTTTTTCGAGCAAGGTTCTCAATTGGGAATACATACCTTCAATCATATAAATAATATTGTGGGCGGGGAATCCGCTCGAGTGAATGAGGCGATAGGATTGTTCTTCATACCGGCCGTCTTTGATGGACGACAATAAATCGCCTAAAGTCTTGCGTTCGATGAGTGCGACGTCTTTTTCTTCGTCGGTCTGAATCAAAATATCGCCTAAAGGGAGAACTTTGCGGGAAAGCTGGATGGTGGTGGAATTTCCTTCGAAATGAACGATGGAATCGATTTTATCATAGAGTGCATGTTCTCGTTCGTCTAATATGATGCGCATGTCAATATAATAGGAATACGCAAGCCTATTATATTGTTTTGTAAATAATACTATTTACATGTATTTACCATAAAGGTGGATACATTTACATGTATTTACCATAAAGGTGGATACATTTACATGTATTTACCGGTTGAAATATGGGACATTTCCGGTAGAACCGACTGGTCTGCTGTAGTGAGTGAAATTTAAACGTTTCAAATCACTTTGTTTGCAGCATTGGCCAGATGGGATACCGTTAGCATTGTAAGCAACAGATGTCCAACTACTTCGACCGACTTGAGGGAAAGATCCAGGCTTTGCATTTCCTCCTCCTTGATTTTGATTTGTGATACTGGCTCTACTCGCGACTTTCCATGAATAACCCATGATATATATTGGCTAAATATATTATTTTGATACACAATGTTTTATTATAACACAAAATTGATATAAACCTATTACACCATACTATACCACATAGTTATTCATTCTATTTGTGGGAAAAATAAAATGAACACATTCGAATATTCAAATACGCTAAATACATTGGACGACGACGTGAGGGTCGAAAAAAACGCGAATGGTTCGGAGACATTGGTTTTCGACCCCTATAATGCGCTAAATCGTGTCATAGATGTGGATGCGATTCAGCAAATATTGCGCACCTATGGAATCAATGTACCCATTCATAATGTCGAACTCTACAAACGCGCATTCGTACATCGCTCTTATACAAAACGCCCTCTTATCGAAAATCAGCAAAACAAAATCGTCATTTTGCCTAAACCGGATGATTGTCTGGGATTATATACAAAATCGAATGAACGTCTGGAATTTGTGGGGGATGGGGTTTTGGAATGTATTACTAAATATTATTTGTATCGCCGCTTCCCGAAAGAACAAGAGGGATTCATGACGGAGAAGAAAATCGCCCTTGTGAAGAATGAATCTATTGGGAAAATCGCGATGGAAATGGGCCTACATAAATGGTATATTTTGTCGAAGCATGCGGAATCGAAACAGACGCGCACGAATTTGAAAAAACTGGGCTGTTTGTTTGAGTCGTTTTTAGGCGCCATGTTTCTCGATTTCAATAAGATTTCGATTCATGACGATGGGCGATGGTTTGACGATTTGTTTGTCACGGGTCCGGGATTTCAAATGGTGCAGATTTTCGTGGAAAATGTTTTCGAAAAACACGTGGACTGGGTGAGTCTGATTAAAAACGACGACAATTATAAAAACATATTACAGGTCAAAATCCAGAAAGAATTCAAGGTCACGCCGCATTATATGGAGGTGCGCGAATACAATGGCGAAAGCGGGTATCATATGGGTGTCTATTTATGTTTAGGGCAGGCACCTCACGATTTAGCGCATTCGGATTCCATACCTTATTCAAAATTTCCTGGCGGATATGAGGATATACATAATCATATGTCACAATACGGAAAGATATTTGTGTTTTTAGGTGAAGGGAAGCATAAAATCAAGAAAAAGGCTGAGCAAATAGCATGCGAATCCGCGATTTCGCGGCTTCCGGGCCAATAAGACTACGTCTTATCATGCGAAGTTGCCATCGGTCAACTTCCGGGCCAATAAGACTTAGCGAATCCATAAAAATCGTCGCGGCTTCCGGGCCAATAAAGCTACGTCTTACAAAAATACTTAGCGAATCCATAAAAATCGTCGATGCTTCCCCCGGCCAATAACTGCTAGAAGCCACCATATTTTTTTTACAGTCAAATACCCTAAAATCAATCTTCGCCAAGTTATATGGAAAAACCAGAAAAAATGCTTATGAAAATGGCATCGCAATTAGCGCTGCAAAATGTGGTGGAAGGTGGCGGCCCATTCGGTTGTGTCATTGCGGATGCAAAGAACAATATTGTCGGACAAGGGTGTAATAGGGTTACTTTAGACAATGACCCCACCGCCCATGCCGAAATGGTGGCCATTCGAAACGCCTGTAAAAAACTAGGGACATTTAGTCTACAAGGACACACTCTCTATACCAGTTGTGAGCCGTGCCCGATGTGTTTGTCGGCCATTTATTGGTCTCGAGTAGACCGGGTCTATTACGGAAACACCCGCAAAGATGCAAAGGATATCGGATTCGACGACGATTTTATTTATGACGAAGTCGCGAAACCCCTCGGCCACCGCAAAATTCCTATTACACAATGTGGAGAAGATTACGCGAAAAAGGCATTTGTTCTTTGGGAAAACACGGATAATAAAACGCCCTACTGAGTATGAATACGATATACAATAATCTAGTATTATTGTATATAAGCATGGAACATTCATATTTAGAACAAATGCAATTCAAAAAAATGCCGAAAAAAAAGGCATCGATATTGATAGAATTTCAAGGTAATATGCAACCTGTCGAAAAAGAAGACGAAGAGGTGGTAAAACAAGTAGATGTGGCTAAAAAAGTGGAGGTCGTCGATATGCGTAAAGAAATGAATGTAGACTATAATTTAGTGCGCAAGCGTTTGCAAGAGCGTAATGTTCTCACGGTGGTATATCCTGTTCAAGAATCCAAACGTCCGCGAGATGGCGATTCCATGTATGAGGTTCCTAAACAACATATTGCACATAAAACGGATATGGCCATAATAATTGATGAATCGGACAAACGTGTTATAGAGAATGCTTCCAGCAAAGAAAATGAACCTGTCGCAAAAGAAATGGATGAGGAGGGCGAAAAAGAGCCAGAACCTGTCGAATCGGATGAGGAGGCAGAACCAGAACCGGTCAAAGCAGACGAGGAACCAGAACCTATCAAATCAGACGAGGAACCAGAACCTACCGAATCA